ACGCGGCGCTTTGTCCAGGTGCACGGAGCTGATCGAGTGTACTTTAAGGCCTTTGGTGACCCTCGCGTGATCTCAAAACACACGGGCGAGACTTATCAGTCCGCTGAGCAGCTGCGACGCACAGACAGTAACGACGCGCCCGCTACAGAGCTCTTGCACTTCGCGATCCACTCCCCACGTACGCCTTATGGTGTCCCGCGCTGGGTCGGCGCGCTCCTCGCGGTCTTAGGCTCTCGGCAGATGGAGGAGGTCAACTACCTCTACTTTGAGAACAAGAGCGTGCCACCGCTCGCTCTGCTCATCTCGGGAGGCCGGCTCTCGGAGTCCTCCGTGCCTCGCATCGAGCGCTTTATTGAGGAGAACCTGAAGGGTAAGAGCAACTTCCACAAGATCCTCATCCTCGAAGCGGAGGGGGGTGGGCAAGGCGACAGCCGCGCTAAGATCGAGCTGCGACCGCTCACTGAGGCTCAACAGCAAGACGCCCTCTTTCAGCTCTATGACGAGCGGAACATCGACAAGGTAGGCGGGGCCTTTCGCCTCCCTCGCCTGCTCCGTGGAGAGAGCAAAGACTTTAACCGCGCGACCGCTGAGTCCGCGCTGCGCTTCGCAGAGGATCAAGTGTTTCAGCCCGAGCGAGATGAGTTTGACTACCTCATCAACCGAAAGCTCCTCGCCGACATGGGGATCCGCTTTTGGCGCTTCCGCTCACAGACCCCAGTCACTCGCGACCCTGAGCGCATGACGGCGATGGTCGAGAAGCTGGTGCGTGTGGGCGTGCTCACCCCTGAGGAGGGGCGCGTCTTAGCGGGTGACATCTTCAACCGCGAGCTCCGCAAGATCGGAGATGATTGGACGAAGCGCCCCATCACCCTCACCTTGGCTGGTATCCAGACCGGTGTTCAGGACCTTCGATCTCAGGCAGAGAAGAGGGCAGAGGAGCCTCGCTCACTGTTGGGTGACGCGCGTCGCCTGCTCACGCTCCGCGAGGAGCTCAGCTCAGAGGAGTCGAGGCTCTCTCAGCGCCGAGCGCAGCTCGCGCGTCGCTACCTTGATGAGCAGACAGAGCGAGTGTTGGTGCCGCGCGATGAGTTTGAGTCCTGGCTTGATCGACCGGGGCGCGAGGGAGGTGACGATGAAGGCGAGTGAGCTGACCGAGGCGTGGGTGAGGCAAGCGCAACACGACGCGGAGCGTGGGGTGATTGAGTGTCGGGTGTGTCGGCAGACGCGTGGGCTTGATGAGACCACTACGCTCTGGCGCAACGGCCTGCTCGTCTTCGCGCTCTGTGATCGATGCGTACAGCGGAGCGACCTGCTGATGAGGAGCACCGAGCGTGGGCTAGAGCTCCGCGCTCTGCAGCGTGGTTCGATCATAGGGAGAGGTTGAGGTGTGTGGCTCATGTGATCTTGAGCGGCTCACCGCTCTCTCTGAGGCGAGGGCGCTCGTTGAGGAGCTCACCGCGCCGCTCCTACATCAGCCGATCGCTAAAGCGATGCAGCTGGGGACAAGCTCAGGCTTTGATCAAGCGGTGGTGGCGCTCGCGGCGGAGCTTCGTCGTCAAGCGAGGGCTCCTGTGCGTGACGCGATCCGTGGCGCGGTGAGCGCGCTTGATGTGGAGTGGGGCCGGACCACAGCTGAGCAGCGTCGTCAGCTCGTCACCGCTGCGATGAGCGCTGCAGGTCGCTCAACGGCGCTGATTCCCGCACGTGTTCAGAGCGCCCTTGGCCCGGCGGCAGACGAGGTCGTCTCTGCGACCCGAAGCCACGCGCGCAGGGCTCAAGGGGTAGCGATCAGCGCCGACTTTAACGCGCTCGACCGGCGCATCACCGCTCACATCACACGCGCTCAGGTCAACTTCGTCACCGATGAGCTGGGGCGGCGTGTCGAGGCGTTTGGTGTCGAGGCGCGCCGCGTGGTCGCTGAGGGCTTAGAGGTGGGCCTCGGTAGAGATGACATCTCTGCAGCGCTCCAGAGCGCCGCTCAAGGCACCCTCTCAGGTCGCTCTCCGTTCTATTGGGACATCATCGCCAGCTCATTTATCGGCAACGGCCGAAGCTACGCTCAGCTCAGCAGCTACGCCGAGGCAGGGATCAGTCGCTATCTCATTGAGGCGGTGCTCGATGAGCAGACAACCGAAGCGTGTCGCTTTCTGCACGGGAAGGTCTTTGAGGTAGGCGACGCGCTCCGCCGCTTCGACGCGCTTGACCAGCTTGAGCGACCTGAAGCGGTCAAGCGAGCTCAGCCTTGGGTGAGAGAGGGCGTTGACCCTATCAACGGAAACACTGTGCTCTATGTGGAGCGAGGTGGGGCGCGCGCTCCGCTAGTTGAGGTGACCCGCTCAGGGGTCGGTGTAGCCGATGACCGAGGCGAGCATCGCCGAGCGCTAAGCAACAAGGCGCTCATGGAGCTTGGCGTGGGGTTTCCTCCCTACCATGGGCTCTGCCGAACGACGACGGTGCCGGCGGTTTAAGTCTAAACACACGACCTCTACAGCTCAAAGCTGTCCCACCCACCACCCAAGCTAGCTCTACCCCCGTGAAGGCCTCTCAGCCTACACACTGAACACGGGAGCGAGCGTATGGCGCATGAGCAGAGCAGGACACCGACAGCGCGACAGGTCGCGCGCGCACTTCATGGAGTGAGCGACCGGCTCGGGGCGGTGGTGGATCAACTGAACCGGGCGGGTGATCAGCCCATCTCAGCGCAGCTCAACAAAGAGCTCACCGGGCTCTTGAACGTCATGCGGAGCGCGCTTGAGAGGGCCATGCCTACCACAAAGAGTGAGCTTGAAGAGGTGAGCGATGAGCAGTGGCCCCGTGATATGGCGGACACCTCGGGTGTAGCGCTGACCTGGGGGCGTGACCCGAAGGCGCTGCGTCATGTCTGAGCAGGCACAGGAGGCCCTGCAGAGGGCGCGTGAAATTTTAGAGAGCTGCTCCCCTGAGACAATAGAAAAGACGATTTGGGGGTCGCCAGCCGGCAAGAAGCGCCTCGCGCCGCGGCTCGCTAAGCTCCTCCCCCCGCACCGCGTGTACGTGGAGCCCTTCGCGGGCTCGGCGGCGGTGCTCTTTGAGAAGGAGGCCTCGGAGGTTGAGGTCATCAATGACGCTGACCCTGAGATCGCACAGGCCTTTCAGGTAATCCAGAAGCTCACCCCCGCCAAGCTCAATAAGCTCCGAGGGATGAAGTGGACTGGCGACCTCGCGACCTTCAAGGGGCTCATCGACGCTCAACCGCGCGGGGAGCTAGAGCGACTGCACCGCTTCCTTTATCTCACCCACTTCTCTTATGGGAAGCTCCGCGGTAAGAGCTTTAGCCCGAGCGGGCAGGGGATTGAGGCCAAGACCATAAGCAGGCTAGAGCAGCACGGCTCGCGGCTCGCTCAGGTCAAGGTCTACTCGGGAGACTATGAGCCGGTGGTCCGTAAGCATGACAGCGCAGACACCGTGTTCTTCCTCGACCCACCCTACCCCGGCTATAACGTGAACGTCGGGGAGTCGACCTTTGATGAGGAGCGCTTCTTTGAGGTGCTCAAGTCGCTTAAGGGTAAGTGGCTGATGACTTATGGGGTGCGTGGGAAGCTCCCTAAGCTGCTCAAGGACGCGGGCTACTTTATCAAGCGCGTCCGCACCCCGCGCACAATTGGGTCCATGCGTGGCGTCGGCGGCCCGAAGATGCTCACCCAGCTGATCGTCGCCAACTACAAGTTTGTAGAGAAAGACCTTGAGTCTGCAGAGCTGCTCGAAGATCCACCCATTGAGAAGGTCTGCGAGCTGATTAAGGGGGTGGACCCAAACGACGAGCGCTATGTGCTTGGCGTCGTCCTCGTCCCTGAGCAGGTGGACGCGCAGGGCGACATCTATTCACATGAGGAGGTGCGCCAAGCGGCCCACCGCTTTATGGAGGAGTTTGGTGGGCTCGGGCTCATGCATGAGCTGCGCGTCAATGATCAGGTGAAGGTGCTAGAGAGCTACGTGGCGCCTACCCCCTTCCAGGTCGGTGAGCTGA